GGCCGTAGCATCCTTGGAGCAGTAGATCGTTGCTGTTGTCATTACGCCACCGCCGCCATGCGCTCAAGTGACTGCACAAGAGCACCGCTGTTGAGAAGCCCCGCGATCTGCGAAGCGTCAAGACGAGTCACGCTGCCGTCAGGAGAGGTAACCTCGACCTGTAGCTTGATCGTGCGTGTGTTGTCAGATGAGACATTGAGCTTGTTGAACATTTCGGTTACCTTGCTGGACGGAATGACAAGCTCTCCTGCCTGTAGAACCGTAGGCACTTCCTGACCAAGAGGACCAGGCACGATGCCGCCCCGGTGGAGCTTGACTAGGGGGATGTGTCCAAGGTGCAGGCCGTTGAAGTCGTACTTGACCGGTCCGACTTCGATGTGTACCTGGATGCCATTGATGCCGTCGATGGCTGCGTTGATCACGCCAAGGACCGCGTTGATGGCTCCAGCGATGATGCCCTTGATGCCTCCGAACACGCTACCTACGACGGTACCGATACCCTCGAACATCGTCTTCACGGCGTCGATGCCGACGCGCAGTCCGGTCTGAACGATCTCCCATGCGCCGCTGATGATCCCCTTGATCGTTTCGAACACACCGAAGACAACGGTCTTCACTGCGTCTAGGCCAGCGCCAACCACGCGACCGATCAACGTCAAAGCGTTCTCGATCTGCTTCTTGATGCCGTTCCAGATAGACTCAACGATGCCAAGGATGTCCTGCCACGCCTTGCCCCAATCACCCTTGAGGATGTCGGTGAAGACGCGGATGATGCCGGTGATCACGTCGATGAAGGTCTTGACGATGTTGGTGATAGTGTCGATGACGTAGGACACAATGCCCGCGATCACCTGGAACGCGTCACCGAACAACTGCATGAGCATCTGTAGGAACGGAGTCACTGCCTTCAAGATTGCGTCAACAACCGCCAGAAAGATGTCCTTGACGGCGGACACAATAGCGATCAGGTTGTTGAAGCCAGCGATCAACACGTTGCTGATGATGTCGGCAAGGGCCTGTAGAACAGGCACGAGGATGCTCATGATAAAGTCGATCACGGGCTGGAAGAACTTGATGATGTCCTGTACGCGAGCGATAAGCGCGCCAACAAGATCAACGATAGCTCCGATCAACGGCCCGAGCGCCTCGGCTACGGTTGTCACGAAGTTGCCGATAGATGAGGCCACCCATCCGATGGCCGGAAGCATCTTGTTGACGAAGACGTCAACGAATGTCTGGCCAAGCGAGACAACATAGCCGAGCACGGTCTGGATCACGCCGATCACCATACGACCGAAGTCGTCGAACGGCTTGGCCACAGCCTGCAAAACTCCAAGCACCTTAGCGCCGAAGTCAACGATGGCAGTGGCGACGGACTGGATGATGCCGACCGCAGTAGTGAAGGCGTCGCTGATCAACTTCCATGCGTTCTGTAGCTGAGGGACCAGCCATGCAAAGAAGTCGGACGCGCCCTTCACGAAGTCGCCAATGACCTTGGCGATTGTGTCGATCACAGGCGGAATGTTCTGAGCCAACCAGTCCATCACGAACTTGGTCTTGCCCTGAATGTCGCCCCAATTGTTGGTCCACGCCAAGTAGAGAAGGGCAACCACGGCAACGATGGCCAGGATAATCTCAGGGATACCCGTTGACCATAGCGCGGAGCTAAACAGGTACGTGGACGCGGATAGGATGTTCATGGCCAAGGACGCGGCCTTCATTGCCTTGCCTAGCGCGAGGAACGCGCCGAAGGCGACGGTCGTAGCCCAAATGCCAGCAGACAGGCCCGAGTAGATAAGCAACGCATCGACGATGCCGACGAGAACCTTGTGGCCCTCGCGGTTCTTGTTTACCATGGCGATGGCGTCAGCGATCTTGTTGATCACGTCTGCGATCACCTTGAACGCACTTGTCGGAGCACCCTTAGCGCCACGCCCAAGGTTGCCAAGCCACTTCACAAAGTTGACGATGTTGTCGATGGCTTCCTTGATGATCGGACCCAGGACCCTGCCTAGGTGCTTGAATGCGTCGCTGATGCCACCTACGTTCTTGTAGAAGACATAGGCGACTCCCGCGACGACAGCCTCAAGGATCAGGAACGGGGCGATCAAGGAGATCAGGCCCACGCCCGCCTCCGTCAGAACGGTCTTGAACAGCAGCATTCCGCCAGCCGCAACCATCACGCTGCCGGTCAGGGCAAGGACAGATGATGCGATAGCAAGAACCTTGACTGCGAAGTCAGCGATCTTCGGGTTCAGGCGCAGGAACAGGGTGAACTTCACGGCAACGCCAGACAACGCCTCCATCGCCGGAGTGGCAAACTTGGCAACGGACTGTCCAGCCATCAGCATGATCGGCATGAGGCTGTTCTTGACAAGCCCAACGATGCCCTTCCAAGTAGAGGACATGTTGCCCCATGCGTCGCTGAACGCCTTCTCGGCCCCCTCGGTCGTGTACTTGGCGTCCGCCCACATAGACGTGCCCGCCTTGACGGCGGCGGTCTGAGCGTTGATCAACGGGATGATCTGGCGGGCGGCGTTCTGCGTACCAACGATTGTGGTGATGTAGTTCAGCTTCTGCTGGTCGGTCAGCCCGTTTGTGGCCTTGGCCAGCAGGGTGACGAACTTCTCGATGCCGATGAACTTGCCCTTAGGGAAGACCAGCTTGTTGTAGCCGTCCTGTACATGCATGGTTGCAGCGAACAGGTCATTCATGGCCTGGATGCCCTTAGGGGCAGGGCGAACCATCTGCGTCAAGAACATACCCAAGCCACGACCAGCCATGGAGCCACGCTGGCCCAAGTCGCCCAAGATGCCCAGGGTACCGGCCACTTCCTCGAACGAAACGCCCAAGGCATGCGCCATCGGGCCAACCATCTTGAATGACTCAACGAGGTCAGGCACTTCAAGGGCGGTCTTACGGCTGATCTGGTAGAACGCAGCCGAAACCTTGTTGACGTCGGAAAGGGCCATGCCGTACTGTGTGATAACGGCGTACACGCCCTTGGCCGTGGACTCGTAGTCAGTCTGCGTCATAGCAGCGAGCTTCAAGATCGAGACGGTCTGGCCCATGACCCTATTCAGGTCTTCCTGGGTCTTGATCGTCTGTCCTGTTGCGGAGCCCCACAAGTAGACGTCGTGCGCGATCTCGGCAGGCGTGAAGAAGCGTGTCTCGATGGCGGCGTCCTGCACGGCCACAGACAATGCCTGCATCTGGTCCTTAGTCATATCGAGGGAGTTGGCTGCACGCTGCAAGCTGAACTCGTAGTCGCCCCAGGCGGTCACAGCGGACTTCAACGACTTGATGCCAGCCATGCCGACACCCTGCATCATCGTTCCGGCCTGCATCACACGGTACGCAGCGCGATACACAGCGTCGTAGTCTGTCTGCACACCCTTCAACGCCTTGGACAGATCGTCCATGCTGCGGATGTTCTGTAGCTGGAGCCTGCCGCCTGAAACCATCTGCTTCTGGACGTCGCCCATGGACTTATACTGGCCACGGACAGCACCGTTTAGCTGCTGGAGCGACTGCATTCCATTTACGGAGAGAAGGATGCGGACCTGTACGTCCTGTGCGCCCATGGCTACCTACTGAAACGCGAAAAGAGGCCCACCCTGTACCCTCAAATGTAGCGATAACGCTATAGTTGATGATACGCGGATGGGCCTCCTGTTACTTGGCTAGTTGCTTGGCTGCTGCGGCGTTCTCGCCCTGCCGGAAACCCTCGAACATGTCGATGGTCCAACACGGTTGATCGAGTGCGCCACCTTCGTCAGGGAAGTGACTGAACCCGGTCACGAAGCGGACCACCTTATGGTCAATCTTCTTGCCGCCGTCCTTTTGCACTTCCATGTGGAATAGCTGCTGATCCCTGCACAGGTTGTACAGGTCGAAGGCCCTCGCTACGCGGGGATAGTTGGCACGGAGGTTCTCCGTGTGCTGTCCCTCAGCAGACAGACGTGCGAGGTCTAAGCCTTTCCCACTTCTTCCTTGGTTGGCACCATGGTGGCGAAGTGCTCTGCCAGCTTAGTGTCGATCAGGTCCGTGCCCTCCGGCTCAAGGGACAGGTAGTTCTCGGCGGTGACTTCATCGTCGAGTGACCATCCGGTCACGAGCGCAACGAACAGGTCAGTCTGGAACGCCAGGCCCTCCTGAGGGGTCAGCCCCGTCTCCTGCACATCGGGGCGCGATGGCATGAGGTCGAACAGACGGTTGCGGTCGCGCTTGGAGACTTCCCCGCGGACCTCGATCCATTCCGTCTCGTCGTCGGTCAGGAAGATGCGCTTGGTTGCTGTAGATGCCTTGCGAAGTAGAGCCATGTTTCCTCGTCCTCCCGTTGTGTGTGGGGGCCGCTTATGAGGCGACCCCCGCACCGCTTATTGGCTTACGCCAGGCCAGCCGCCGCAGCGCTCTGGCTTGTCACCCATGTGACGTTGACGATGTTCTGACCGTCGGCACGGGTAACCAGGCAGTCGATGGACTGCTCAAGCTGCCCTGTGCTGATCGGAACACCGGCCTTGTTGTACTGGACCTTCGGGATGCCGATCACCAACGTGTACTTGTTGGTGGTTGTCGGGATCGTCGGACCTTCAAGGTGAAGCTCAACGGCGAACTCGTCTGCATTCATGAAGCGGTCGTACTCCGCAGTGTCTGCGAAGTCGAAGGTCATGGACAAGCCGACGTCACGCATGCCAGCGGACATGCGCTTCCAAGCACGCGTCTTGCGAAGCGTACCTGCGCGCTCCAGGTTGTTGCCGATGGTGAACGAGAAGTCCTTCACCGTGCCCGAAGCTGAGCCAGCGATCTTGATACTGGAGCCGGAGAAGTGGAACGGCAGGATCGAGCTTGGGGTTGCACTGCCAGTAGCGCTCACACGCTTCTCGCGGTTCAGACCCTCAAGGCCCCATGACGAGGTTACGATCTCGCCGTACGCGCTCTTGATCTCCAGGGTGTTGACGCGGACGCCCGCGTAACGCATGATCAGGATGCCAGCCGCGCTGGACTCGAACGAAAGCGTCTTCTCGGAGTTGTCCGGGGTGAAGACGTGCTGGTAGCCGCCGCCAGCGTAGGCCGAGCTAACGACCGTAGCCGTCAGGGCTGAGAGAAGCAGCGGGCCAATGTCCACAACCGGCAGGTCCACTTCCATCGAGCCGGACACGTTGTACGGAGCGGCGAGAGCGATGCTGCGGTCACGGCTTCCCCGCACCTGATCCGGCACGATGAAGTCGTTGCTGTCTTCGAAGCTGAATGTGTTGACGGGGAGGAAGAAGGTCGGCGTTACGCTCGAACCCTCAGTAACCTCGACACCGTATCCGACGTAACCAAGTGCGCCTAGTGCCATAGTCGTTCCTTACGCCTCTCGGCTGTATTGCTTCTGAACCAGAAGCGTGATGGAGGCGGACTTGGCGATCACCGAGCCGCGCACCTGTCCTGTGTAGTCCGTGTTCGTCACCTTGACGTCGAGCACTCCCTCCTGCCCATCAAGCTGCCTGTTAGCCAGCCTGCGTAGCCACTTTCGAAGGTTGCCCATAGTTTGCACGCGCTTGCGATCCCCGTTGGCTTCGTTTGCGGAGGCGTTGAAGTCGTCTCGCGCATCCTGTAGAAGCTGAACGGTTACCTCAAGCTCACGACGCTCACTGCCCATGTTCTCGCTCAGAGGCGAGTCACGCACAGGTTCAATGACGAAGCAGGGATAGTCGAAAGCGGGGATGATGCCAGGATCGCCCCAAAAGACGGCCTGGATTGGCAGGGTGTCGTAGCAACCGCCGTATGCGGCAGCCACTCCCATGAAGCTACTTAGCTCGCTGGATAGCTTGTCGATTACTGCTTCCATTAGAGCCCCTTGCTCCAGCTAGCGAGCACATCGTCAGTGATCCACTCGACCAGTCCGGTACGGGCAGCGCCCAAGACGGACTTGTCAACAAACCAGAACTGGCGTGCCGGGTGCTCCGCAGTGTTGTACTGATTGGACACCTTCCAGCCCTTAGCTACGATCACTGCCTGTCCGTCAGTGACGGTCAGCGTTGACGTAGTGGATGGGCCTCCATAGGTGTCTGCGTAGGTTCCTGTGCCGGAGTCGCGTGCGTTCGTAACGAAATCCACAACCGCCTTACGCAACGCTCCGCTGCGCTCAAGGATGGGATGCGTCGGGGAGAAGCCCTGCGACTCTCGGATTGCCTGTGTCATTTCTGCCAGGGCAGGCCATCCGCCAACCATCTGACCTTCCTCGTCGAAGTTCTTCTTCCACACGTCTCCGATGCGGCGAACGATCTTGACTAGGCCAGCCTTGTTGTGCGACAAGTCACTCTGCAAGCGATCCAAGCGAGCCATCATTTGTGGGTAGCCCGATGTTGCGATTGCAATTTGCATTGTCATTTACGCCACGCCCTTGCGCCTGTAGCCGTCGAGTAGCTCCCCGATCTGTTCGCTGCTCAAGGCAACGAGATCGCTGTTGTCCTTACCGGACGGTGTGGCGAAAGTGGGCTGCATCAACTCCGTTACCCACAGCCCACAAGCATGCTTGATCGGCCCGGGGATCGTGGTGTAGCCAGCCTTGTATGTGATCGTGTAATGCCTTCCAAAGATGAAAGGCCCGCCTGGGACGTTCGCCTTCCAGCGAAGCCTGCCTGACGAGTACAAGAAGAAGTTGCTGTGGTCGTGCTCACCGGTCTGTCCGCTGTCGTCTTCCCAGGCCACCTTTGTGATCTCTGCGACGGGGTACTGGCGAAGGACTGTCTCGACGTTGTTGCGGCCATCGAACATCGGGTCGGTTACCTCTGCCTGCGCGATGATGCGCTTACAGTAGTTCTCGATCTGAGTAGAGGCGGTGTCAATGTAGCTCTGGATGGCTGCGTCGCCAAACTTGTCCAGAAGCCTGTCCTGCAACCCAAGGGGCAGGGCCTTGAACTCTGCTACGGTGACGAAGCCCATTACTGTGTCCTTTCATGCAGGTACCGTCCTGCCTTGACAAGCAGGTCTTCGTTGTCGCAGAATTGACCCAACCCTGTGTTGCACTTCTTGCACAGAAGTCCACGCACTGCGCCTGTGTCGTGATCATGGTCTACGCGCACGGCATTGGGGCGCTTCCAGCTAGCGGTGTCGCAGTCAAGCTCGACCAAGCAGATGGCGCAACGTCCACCCTGCTGAGCAAGCAGCCCTGCGAAGTCACTCCCCGTGAGGCCGTACTTGACAAGACGACGATATTCAGGTGTGTTGTTGTTATTCCAACCCTCGCGCCGAGACAGGTAGTACGCTCGATTGTACTTCTTGGCGTCATCCTTGTCCTTGAAGCCCATTTACGCCCTCGGCTTTCGTAGGTTGGCGTTACGCAACGCCGACATGCGCTTTCGAACGCCTGCGAGCTTCTTGCGCATCGTGATCTTGAGTGTGTGTGGCGAATGCTTGTGAGCTACGGCCCGCTGCACTGCCTTGAACGGACTGGTGAAGCGAGGTAGCGGCTTGCGAGCACGGATCACCGGCTTGCGTCGCGGCTGATCCTTACCGGCGCTAAATGCCGAGTGCTTCTTGACCTTGAACTGGCCGTTCGCCTTCCGGGGCTTGCGCGGCGTCCTTGCAAGCGTCAACTGCGGCCTCCTTGAACTTGCCCCAATCGAAATCCCTGGCGCGCTCGACGCCCGCTGCGCTCATTCGCGCAAGGCGCTTCGGGTCGCGCTTGAGATCGACGATGATCTTGGCTAGCGCTGCGGGGCTGATGTTGGCGTACTTGACCCCGCTCTTGGCAAGCTCCCAATCGTAGACCGGGATGCCCACACCTGCGGGTGATGCCACTTCCCAACCGGCTGCGTACTTTGTGACTACGACTGGAGTCCCACTGGCCATGGCCTCTGCGATAGGAAGGCCGAAGCCCTCGACCTGGGACGGCAGCACGAATAGGTCGGCTGCGCGGTACAGATCAGCAAGGCCAGGAAGACCCGCTCCACCATTGACTTCGGGGATATGTGCGCCGAACTCGGTCATGCTTGGGTTGAACATAACCACGTCGTGCAGCCCCATGGAGTCTGAGATTTGAGGAAGGTGCCAGCCGTCGAGCCAGTGCTTCATGAAGGGCACGGTGTGGTCATACAGCATGACGTCCTTCTGCTTGAACGTCGTGCGAACCTGTCGGATCGCCTCGAACAAGCGGGGATGCTGCTTACGACGTACATTCTGCGCCACTGTCATGACGATGAACTTGTCGGTCCAGCCGAGCAGCTTGCGAGTTGCCTCGCGCTTCTCAGTGTCAGGGTAGAAGGTGTCGTGGTCAACGCCGTGGTAGGCCCACTTGGCGTCCACGCCTGTATCACGCTTGAGGACGCGCTGCCCATATTCGGAGCAAGCAAGCGGATGAACCTTGCGCATGACGGTTCGCCATGAGTCCAGCCCAATCGGCTCACCCTCGACCACCGTGTAGGCGACGAAGGGGACGCTGGCTGGAGAGAACATGGCCAGGGCAGTAATGCCGCCCGGCTCGCTTGTTGCGAAGATCACGTCTGGCTTGAAGTCCTCGACCGCTTCCGCGATCCGCAAGACCCCCATGTTGTCGCCCTGTTCGGGGACATACTGCGTGAAGTTGGGGATGTCGCAGGGCTTTTCCTCGGTCTGCAACGCCGTTACCGACGCCACTTCCCATCCAGCCTCCAGAAACGCTTCGAGTGCGTTCCGCTGAACTCGACCGAAACCAGTTGTGAGAAGGGGGCTATCGCCCAACATCAAGACCTTCAAGAGGCTCTCCTTGTTGTGTTATTCAGCGCGCCTGCGAGCGGCCCTTGCTAGCTTGTTGGTGCACTCGGCCAGAATGTCGTCCAGAGTGCGAGTCTCGCCGGACTCGATATTGCGGCGGTAGCCCCTGATCCAGGCGTTCTGCGCCCACTCAGGTCGATCCACCGGGACCGCAATGACTCCATCCACGACGGGCAACTCGCCCTCGTAGAAGTAGAACACTCGGTCACCTTCGAAGAACGTGTGCTTGAGCTTGACTACTGGTGTCGCCATGGTGCCTCCCGAAGGAGCCAGTGGGGGCCACCCGAAGGCAGCCCCCGCCGACTACTGATTACCCGAGTGTCGTGTTGGCCACGGCGGTGAAGCCGGTCAACTCGACTGGACGGCCTTCGAGCGCGAAGCCACCGTACCACTTGATCATGAAGTCGGTGCTGTCCTTGGTGTGGGCAAGCTCCTCGTACATGAAGTCCTGGTGGACCAGCAACTTGGCGTCCGCACGACGGAAGGCAGCGATCTTGGTCGTGCTCTCCAGGTGCATGTCCGTGATGATCGGCACGCCGTCATACGCCAGCACGCGGAAGCCCGCCTGGACCTCAACCTTGTCTACGAACTGCTGCTGCGCCTGGAGCAGGCTGTTGATCTTGCGACGAACAGCACGGCTTGCCAGGATCGTGTCAGCGGTTCCGTAGGCCGCGTCGAGCATCTCGTCGATGTACGCAAGGGACAGCGCGCCACTCATGGTGAGCACGCCGCCAGCGTTCATCTGATCTGCTGACTCGATCTGCGCGAAGATGCCGTACAGGTCGGCCACGCCTGTGCCGTTGGCGATGTTCGTGCTCAGGTTGTCCACGAGAGCGCGGCTGTGGGCCTCGATCTCCATGGCCAGAGCGTCGATCACGGTTCCAGCGGCCTTCGCCATCGGACCGGTGACCTCACCACGGGTGTACAGGTAGGCAACCGGCATGCTCACACGGGTGTGTGTCGTGTTGGTTGCTGCGGGCAGCACCTGTCCGCCGTTGTTCGACCAGCTAGCTGTTGGGTTGGCCGTGCGCAGGCGGATGAAGTACGTGTTCGATGCCCACGGGGTGTGGGTCACCGCGTTGTACAGCACCGGCTGCTGTAGGGTGTAGTCGCGGATGCCCCCGTCGATGAGCGTCGGGAACAGATACTGCGCCTCACCTGCTGCAAGGTCTAGGGCCTTGCGAATGTCTGTAGTCATGTCTGACCCTTTCTACTGGTGCTTGAGCGTGAGCCCGAAGCGCATTCGCTCCTGAGGACTCATGCTGTCGATGGCCTTAGCTAGCTGCTCGCCCGGTTCCTCGCTCCTTACAAGCGCGGGGGCCTGAGTAGCAGGCATGGCCTCAAGTTCTGCGACGCGAGCGGTCTTCTCGGTCAGAGAACGCTCAAGCTCCGTGATCTTGGTCGTGAGGTCAGTCTTCTCGACTTCCCACGACTTGATCAGGTCTGGCTCTGCGTCAGACGAGTCCGACTTCGCTGGTTCCTCAGTGACGCCAAGGTCACCCAGGAACGAGTCTAGTTCCGCGCGTAGCGCCAGAAGGCGCTTTGCGTTTGCCGCCGAAAGCGGGCGACCAGCCTTTTCCACGTCAACGTCTTCGGTAGCCGACATGGCCACGTCAGCCCCGCAGTTTCCGCAACGTGAAGCAGATGTGTCTTCGGGTGTGCCGATTGCCGCGATCTCGCGCGACTGCACGCCCTGAAGCAAGGCAATAGCTGCCTTCAGGTCCGCGATGGTGGCGGGGTCGTCCGTCTCCCCTAGCTGGCTGACCAGGCTGGCGATAGAGTACCCAATCGAAACCGCGTCAGACGCAGCCTCGCTTGACTTCTCCGTGTCGGCAGTCTCGTCGGCTGCTGCCTCATCGGCAACGGCCTTGTCAGTTACGGGAGCCTCGTCGTCCCCAAGAGACTCATCAGCCACGACCGCCTCGTCAGTTGCCTCGGCACTTGACTTGTCGGTGGTGTCTGTGGTATCCTCAATTGCAACAGCGTCAGACGAAGCGGCCTGCTCGCCTGCCTGGAGCGTGTCCTGTTCGTCCACGTTCTCTCCTTCGGACTCGGCAGTTGCCTCGTCAATAGCCTTGGACAGCACGGTCCCGAATGAAGGGGTCCATGCTGGCCGGGTGGTGTTGCTGATCTCGGTCAAGATCACGTCCTTGTAGGTACGGATTACCTTGCCGACCTCAGCTACGAACTCGTCAGCGTAGTCCTTGACCATGCCCGCGATGGACATGCCCCACTTGCGCTTCTTGGTCGTGATGCTGTTGAACAGCCAGTCAGCGGCAGGGTTGCCGTCTTCTAGCTTGACCTCGATGCCCATGTGCGTGCGGTCGTCAACCCACGCACGAGTGATCTCGCCTAGGTCACGCAGAACGCCATCAGAGGCGTGTGCGTCGCGGTACACCAGCGGAGTACCAGCAGCGGCCATGTCTGTGATCTGCTGTGCGAACTGCACAATGCATTCAGGCGACATGCGCTCGTTGGTGGCGTCGATCTCGGGACCAGACGCCTCTCCGGTGATGTATCGTCCGTCCTCACGCTGTTCGGCCTTGAGGATCGGGAATGTGTAGCGGAAAGGTGCTGTCTTCTTCATGGGCTTCCTTACCTGCCGCCAGAGGTTCCGGGCTTGCCGGGTTCACCGGAGTGGCCTGGCCTACCGGGCTTGCCGGGAATGCGTGGAGCGCCAGGGTGGCCCTTGCCACCGCCTGCTGGCGCAGCCGCTGCTGCTGGACGACCGCCGTTCGCTGTGCCCACACCGCTGACCGCGCTACCTGCCGCCGGGTTGGCTACAGGGTTGGCGACCAGCCGTGCTGCCACCTCGTCGATCATTTCGAGAGGAATGACACCAGCGGCTGACTGGATGGCGTGGACGTCTCCACCCTTGATGTTGGAGTACCCGAAGTCACCACGGATTTCGTTGACGCTCAGAACGCCCATGCGCTCAAGCTCTGCAAGCATCTTGGTCATTTCGATCAAGTCGCGCTTGCTGGCCTCGCGGAAGCGGAACAGAATGTCGTCCCATCCAAACAACTCAAGGATGAGCTTGTTGTTGATTTCTTCCTCGATGATCGACTGCCAACCGGCCAGCGACTCGGAGCGGAACGTGTTGTCAGACTCCTTGCCGGTAGAGCGGTTCGAGCCCCCTGTGATCTGGAGCTTCTCTGGCGGAATGTCGAGAACGGACAGGATTTCCTGGCGGTTGAAGGTACGGCCCTCAAGGAACTGCATATCAGCAGGTGAGGTACCGGCCCTCTCGACCTTGATGTCACCCTCAAGGATGAGGGGGCGATGTGCGTTTGCTGCGCCCACGTAGTTCTGGTCGAGCCATGCGCGATTGCGCTCCACTTCGTCAGTAGACGCGCCGCTCATATTGAACACGATGCCAGTCTGAGCGCTGTTCTCGAAGAACTTGCCGTTGTACTCGATTGCGAATAGGTCGTTGGCAATCGTGTGCTGGAGGCTAGCCAGCAGGCTCAGGCCGTGGATGTCGTCGTCCGGGTCCTCCAGCTTGAAGTGGAGAATGACCTTGGCCTGGTACGTGATGCCGTCAGAGTCGTCCGGCATGGTGCAATACTTGTACGTCGAAATGGTCACGTTGTCCGCAGACTTCGGGTCAACGTACTTCGGGTGCAGGCGCTGCCCACGGATCGGCTTGCCGCCGAGCGTAGTCTCGACCCACATGTAAGTCTCGCCGTAGATGCTGATGTCCTTGGCAAGTAGGCGCAGTAGCTGCAACCCACCCGACTTGCGGAAGAAGGCGTGTAGCTCCTTGGCGCGAGCCTTGTTCAGGTCTTCCTCAGCGTCAAACGGCGCAAAGATGAAACCGTTGGACACGGTTGTCTTGGCGATCTTCTCGACACCGGCACGCAGCGTGGGGTGCTGACGATACATCTGGTAGTAGATGTCGTACTGGCCACGGCGACGCACGGCGAACGCACGCTCCGTAGGACGCCCCTTGCCGACCGTTGTGAAGCGCGAAGCCGCGCCTGGAACGGGGACTGAAACGTCCGCCTTTTCAACTAGGGTCGGTGGCTTGCGAACAGCGGTCATGCGGCCTTCTTCAACGAGAACTTGAAGCGGATGTGCCCACCCTCATAGGTGTCCACAGCCACTGTCCAGTCGTACTTGCCAACCTCGGCCTCACTTGCGCGACCCGACATCATTGCATGACGTACGAGGCGCAGGGCCTGCTTGGCGTTAGGGGACAACTCCGTTCGATTGACGAGGCTGTCTAGCTGCTGTAGTGTCATGTGTTCCTCGGCCCAAGCATGGTGACGGTGGCCTTGGTCACGGTCAGTTGTCGCACGGGCCAAATGACCTGTGCTCCACAGCGACGGCAAGGACCGGTGACGGTCCCTCCCTTGATGGTACGGAACAAGTCACGATGCTTGATCGACAGAACGCCCGGCTGCGTCTCGAAGCCGAATAGGCATTCGCATGATGGGCAGACGATTGGCGTGGGGCTCATTATCGCCCTCCGAGTGCGCTGATGCGCGAGGATGCACGGCCCTGTCCATAGAGCGCCAGCATCAACGACCAGAAGTAGTCGTCTCGCTTGGCCCCGGAACCGCCGCTGAACTTGTACAGACCGCTCTCAGTCTTCGTACGCTTGATGCCGTGGATTTGACGCAGCAGCATCGGGATGTTCGGGTACTGGATGGTCTGACTCTGTAGCTCGCCCTTGAACTTGGTAGCCCACTGTTCCTTGTTGGCGCTGGTGAAGGTCACACCTTCTACCTTGCTGCCGACCACGGAAGCCTTGAGCTTTTCCACGAACATTGCACCAGGGCCAGTTGCGTCGATGGAGACTCGTGCGGCCTTGACGCGCTTCACGAGTTCGATGAGGTACTCGGCCTGGTTGAGGTATGTATCCTGTGACGTCTTCATGAACCGGACCATCGCAACGCGCTCGCCCTCAGGCGTTTCGCGGTGCTCAACGACCGTGAACACGGACTCGTCTCGTTCCTTGGCCAAGTCCACCCCGACGGTAATCTGGCCTTCGGGCTCCCACCCGGCAGGAATGCTGGCCCAGACACGCTGCTCGTCGTCACGGCCATTGACCACCAGTTCCCAGGGGTAGTACGCTTCGCTCTCGTCAATGAACGAGGCTTCGTACTCCATCTGGAAGCTGAGCAGGTCGCCACCGAAGCCCTGGAGGATTGTCAGGAGCTTGTCGGTGCCGTACTTGCGAACGCGAGCTTCGGTGTCAAGCTCGCCAGCCATGGCGTAAGCCTCAGCTAGCATGTCGAGCTTGACCATTGCCGAGCACTCCCACCAAGGGATCGCGTGGCGGCTGTACTGCGGGTAGCTGGCGACGTCGGTTGCGATGTCGTAGAACAACCCATTCTGGCCGAGCGGTGTGCTGACAATCGAAAGCCGTCCCCCGCCACGAGTGATGGCAGGCATGGCGGCTGTGTAGAGCTTCTTGGCATCGCGGATGTGAGCGAACTCGTCGAAGTAGATGTCCTTGCGACCACCACGGATAGCGGAGGAAGCGGGCTGGCTGATCAGCGTGGACACGTACGGAGGACGCCCCAGGGCGAACTCGTGCTCGCTGTCCTTCCACAAGACCTTCTTGATCGGGTCGTCACCTTCCGCGAATGCGTCAGGGATGCTGTGGTAGAGGTTGCGGGCAATCTCAATCTTGTCTGCCGCCTCGGTCTGGTTGATCGAGACGTAGTTGGCCTTGTAGGGCTTGGTGGCTACGAGAGCCTTGGCGAACCCCTCGGCAGCGATGATGGTCGATAGGCCGATCTGCCTAGACTTGTTCGCCAGACGGAAGTCCGAGCGGTCGTTCAGCCAGCGAACCTGATACGGTTCGAGCTTCGTCGGGGCCGCGTCCAACTCCGTCAACAATTCGAGGATCACTGCCGGGTACATTTCCGACAAGGACAGCAAGTCGTCCCGCGTCAAACCCGCGTCGGTCAGCGATAGTGATGATGAGGTCTGAGCCATCCGGTGGCTTCCCTTCGTCGCGCTTCTCGATGTTGGCGCGCAGTGTCAGCAGGCTCGTCAGCGCCTTGAGTCGTTCGGTGACGTCTCGGCGGAACCACTGCTTGGGGGCTGTGTCTCCGGTGTCCTTCACCATTTCCATCGCGTCTTCGATGTTCTCTGGCGGGGTCGGTGGACGCATTTCGTCAATAAGCGCTGCCCACAGGTTCCTGCCGAGAAGCAGGATCAGAGTGTCAAGCT